TCTCAGTACCTCGCTACTGAAATTGCGCGCTCTATGAACGTACCGGCGTATTACATCTCTGCCGATATGAATAACTCAATGACGTACCAAAATATTTTAGACGGTCGTAAGGAGTTTGTAGCGTACTCGTTGCAACCTTACATATCTGCTATTGAGGATCTTTTATCAATGAATGACATAACAAACTCACAAAATGAAGTACGTTTTGCCGTTGATGATACGTTTCTACGTGCAGATGCTAAAGATCGTTTAGACATAATCGAAAAAATGCTCAACCTAGATTTAATCGATGTAAACCAAGCTCGATCAATGGAGCAACTAACACCGCTAGGAGATGCAAGTGCTACTAACGTTTAGCCAAGAAATCCAAGCCGCCGATACAGAGCGGCGCATCGTATCCGGACTCGTTGCACCATATGGCGAGGTAGGTTACACATCTGCCGGGCCTGTAGTTTTTGAGCGCGGCTCTATTGCTATCCCGGATGCGACAAAAATAAAATTACTATCGCAGCATCAACAAGATAAGCCGGTAGGTCGCGCTATCAGCTTTAGCGAGGCTAACAATGGTGTTTACGGATCGTTTAAGCTTTCGAGTAGCACTCGAGGACAAGATGCGCTCGTACTCGCTCAGGAAAACCTAGTTAGTGGCTTATCCGTAGGGGTCGATGTAACGGCCTCTAAGCCGATGGGTGATTACCTGCTCGTCACGGCGGCCGTCCTCAAGGAAGTATCACTCGTCGAGAGTGCCGCTTTTAGTAGCGCCGGCGTTGAGGAGATTATGGCGGCGAGAGCTGCTATCGAGGCTGCAACTAGCACAAAAGAAAAAACTACAACTATTTCTACGACTATCGTAGAGATCGAAACCGAAACAGAAACCGAAAGCGAGGAAGCTGTGACTACAGCCCCAGAAAATACACCGGAGGAGACTCCGGTAGATACACCGGTCGAGGCTGAAAAAGTCGAAGCCGCTCGTAAGATTATCCGTCCATCTGTACTCGACTCTCAAAGAGTGCGTACACCAATTACCTCAATGGGTGCTTATACAGAGCACAAAATTAAGGCAGCTCTAGGTAACGATGACTCAAAGCTTTATGTAACCGCAGCCGATGATAGCTTCGCTACAAACCCTGCATTTTCACCTACTCAGTACCTAGCAGAATTTCCTACTAATACTCGCTTCGGTACACCTGCTATCGATGCTTGCTCACGTGGAGTATTGCCTACTAACGGTATGACGATTAACGTACCTTCACTCGTTACCTCAGCCGGCGGCGGTACAGGCGTAGCACCTGTAGTAACCGTTGAGGCAGAAGCGGGAGCGGTACAAAATACCGGGATGGAAACGGCTTACCTAACAGGTACCGTATCTAAGTACGCGGGTATGAATACGATCTCAGTAGAATTGCTAGAGCGCTCAGATCCTAACTTCTACGCTGAGCTTACAAATCAGCTACAAAATGCTTACCTAAAAACACTAGATACAACAGTACTAGCGGCTCTTATTGCAGCTGGTCAGTACAGCTCAGGATGCGATGCAGACTCAGCCGGTATTATTGAATTTGCTTCAGACTCAGCTCGTAAGGTTTACGAAGCTACAGGCTATTTTGCTAATAACTACATCGCTAACGGATCACAATGGCAACTACTTATGGGTGCTACTGATACAACAGGGCGACCAATTTACTCAGCATCTCAGCCAATGAACGCAGGCGGTCTAGTGCAGCCGGGATCAATTCGCGGCAACGTACTCGGGCTCGATTTGTATGTGGACAAGAATTTCACAGCTACTACAACTATCGACGACTCAGCTGTGATCCTTGCACCTGAGGCCTTTACTGTTTATCAATCACCTACCGCATATATGTCTGTAAACGTAGTATCAAACCTACAAGTACAGGTAGCAATTTACGGCTACATGGCAACTATCGCCAAGATGCCTAAGGGTATTGTTAAGTTTAATCTTAACTAAACCAAACAACTAATAGTCGGTAGCCCTCTTAGCCCTTTGAGGGCTACCGGCCCTAGTAAGTAAGGAGTAAATAACGTGCCGGCTACATATGTAACTGAGGCTGAGCTCCGTGCGAATTTAGGGATCGAAAACCTTTATTCGTCGGATATTGTCGAAACCTGTTGTCAAGCCGCTCAAGATTTACTCAACCAATTTTTATGGTTTAACTCCGCACCGGTCGTAGGTACCGCGTTACAAAATAACGTCGCTACCGTAATGATCGCTAACCCTGCGATATTTAGCACCGGGGACTCGATAACCTTGAGTGGATGCGGCTCAACCTATAACGGCACTTTTACAGTTACCGGCACGATCCCATGGACCGCCGGCACTACTACGCAATTCCCATCGATAGCATTTAATAACGGTATGTTTAATTGGCCAAACGGTTATAGCTTTATACAATTTGCTAAAACCGCAGCGGACCGTAATTTTACTCGGGTCCTACCTTATGGCTCAGCCGTAGGAGCAGACACAAAAACAAACACCTATGCAACTACTCCGGCCATACGCGAGGCCGCGATGATCTTAGCCGTAGACATTTTCCAAGCTCGGCAAGTCAGCCAAACCGGCGGCGTATCGATCGATGGATTTAGTCCATCGCCTTACCGTATGGGTAATAGCATGATCGGCAAGATCAGAGGCCTCATCGCCGGGTATCAAAACCCTTTAAGTTTTATCGGGTAATCATGCCGGCACCTATTACTACTCTACGCGCCTCACTAGCTGCGGCGTTATCAAATGTAAACGTTTGGAATACTTACAGTTTCCCGCCTCCAACTATTACGGCTAACTCTGTAATCGTTGCACCGGCAGATCCTTACCTCACTCCTAATAACAATGAGTATGTAACGATCTCGCCTATGGCTAACCTGAAAGTTATTTTAACGACACCGCTCTACGATAACCAAGGTAATTTACAAGGTATCGAGACGATGTTAGTAGCCGTATTTAATAAACTAGCGGCCTCATCAATCGTAATGAATATTGGCAGCGTAAGCGCTCCTAGCGTTTTATCTGTACAAAGTGGAGACCTATTAACCGTTGATATTAATGTATCAATACTGAGTAGCTGGGAGTAAACAATGGCATATACAGAGGATGATCTAAAGTTTTTGCGAAAGATCGGGCAGATCGTGGACGAGCCTGCACCGGTCAAAGTAACAAAAGTAAAAACCGAAACACCAACACCTACAACCGAAAGCGAGGAATAGGCCATGGCCATATTCTTAAGTAATGGAGTGGTCGTAACCCTTAACTCGGTCGATCTCTCAGATAGAGTAACGAGCGCAAGTATTAACCGTGTTTTTGAAGAATTAGAGGTCACGGCGATGGGCGACTCAGCTCGTAAGTACACCAAGGGACTAGAGACCTCGACGATCACTCTAGATTTTCTAAACGACACGGCTACCGGTGAAGTCCTACAGACTTTGCAAGCTGCTTGGGGTACAACAGTACCTATTACGCTAAAGCAGACAAGCGCGGCAATTTCAGCAAGCAACCCTGAGTACCAAACTACGATTTTGGTCAATAACACGACCGACATTAATGGCGCCGTCGGGGACATCTCAACCCAGAGCATTACATTTACCTGTAATTCTCCAATCGTCGTAGACATAACCGTATAACAAACTAACAAAGGGGCAATCAAATGGCACGACTCAAAATAACAAGGGCTACCGGTGAAGTAACTGAGCATCAGATTACTCCACGGATCGAGTACGCCTTTGAATTGTATGCAAAAAAAGGTTTTCACCGTGCTTTTCGTGACGATGAAAAACAGACCGACCTGTACTACCTTGCTTGGGAGTGTATTAGGAGCACCGGCGAAAATGTAAAAGTTTTTGGCGGTGACTTTTTAGATACATTATCTAAGGTCGAGGTAATAGACGATCTACCTTTAGCCTAGGGCGGGACTCTGTAACGCATTTGATAGCGCAACTATCGATACGATTACAGATCCCGCCTCAAGCGGTACTCGATCTCGATACCGAGATGTTTAAGATGTTAATTCAAGTATTAAACGAGCAAGCGGAGGAGGCCCGTAATGCCAGTCGCAATAAAAGGCGTACGCGAAACGGTTAAGGCACTCCGAAAGATCGATCCTGAAATGCTTAAAGAGATGAATAAAGAAGTGCGCGCGGCGATGGTGCCAATCCGTGATAAAGCTCGCGGGTTTGCTCCATCTCCTCAGCCGGATAATCTTTACAACTGGAACGAAAACACCGTGGGGCGAAAGATTACGGCTCGTAGCTCCATGTTTAGGACTCTTAATACTGAGGGCCGTGCTCGTATGTTTCCACTCTATGACGTAGATACAGTTAAAAAAGGTATTTACTACTCTCAGGCTCCAAGTAAGAAAAACCGTAACGGATGGCAAGCTCTTTACTTTGTAGCTAATAAATCTGCCGCGGGTGCTATTTATGAAACCGCTGGGCGAGCTGAGGAGCCATCTAACCGAGGTTACCGATCTAATAACCCGGGAGCAGGTGCTCACTTTGTTAGCCGTATGGGGCCTCTTTATGGAGACAAGCAAGCCGAGCGCGGTCGTATGATCTATCGCGCTTGGAAAGAGGACGAGGGTAAAGCTCAAGATGCCGTATATAAAGCTATCGAGTCTACGATCTATAACTTTAACGCCGGTCGCTACGGTTTGGCCGCATAATGGCGCTACCTAATTTAATCGTATCGGCGGTAGCCGAGTGGAACGGTAAAGCTCTTAATAAGGGCACTACTCAGATAAGCAAGTTTAATAAAACCGTTATGGGCTTAGGCCGTACCCTTGGCGTTACCTTTAGTGCCGCTGCTCTTTTAGGCTACTCTAAAAAAGCCGTATCAGCTTTTGGCGAGCAGATCGCCGAGGCTAAGCGTTTAGATACCGCTTTACGTAATCTCGGCTTTAATTTTGCTACCGCTGAGGCTGAGGGCTATATAGATACCGTTGAAAAGGTAACCGGTATAAATCGAGATCAGCTACAACCCTCATTTATTGAATTAGCTCAGGTAACGGGCTCTACTACTTTTGCTCAAAATATGCTTAATACCGCGCTTGATGTTAGCGCCGGTACGGGTATGGATTTAGCCTCGGCCACAAAAATATTAAGCCAAGCATATGTAGGTAACTACAAAGGCCTCAAGCAATTAAATCTAGGTTATACAAATGCGGAGCTCGCTACTAAGTCATATCTCGAGGTAGAAAAGTTAATCGCCGATCAATACGCCGGCCAATCTAAAAACGCGGCAGACTCTTACGAGGGCTCACTTAACCGCCTCAAGATCGCAGCTGAGCAAGCAAGCGAGCAGATCGGGCA